GGATGTAATGCAGCTAATGCAGCAGTACCAGCGATACCACGTTCAGAGATTTTATGGTTTTTAGCAACTTTATCGGAAAGACCATTGATTGCATTAGCATTGGAGTTGATTTGGTTAGGAATGTTTTGATCTAAATCGAAACGTACTAAACCATCAGCACCAACGGATGCATTGATATGGTTACCATTAACAAAGTTTAAACCTTTGTCTGCCATTACTTTATTTGTAGTACCACCATTTGCTTTATAGGATACAGGTAATACTTTAGCAGCTTCGTTACCATCAAATTTGAATGTTGTAGTGTCTGCTGTATGATTAGCACCAGTAGTTGTTTCTACTTTGATTACAGAATCACCTTCAAATTTATTAGCAGCTTTAGCAATATCTGTTACAGTATTTTTGCTTACATATACACCATATTGAGCATTAGCATCACCAGTGGATTTACCATTAACAACTCTAACAGCTGCAATATTATCAACTTGGTTATCAGTGATAACGGATTCAGTAGAAATGCTGTCTTTTAATTGTTTATAGTTTACAGCATCTGTATCAGCAACACCAGCTTTTACATTATTGATAATTTGACCACCAGCGCTAATACCATTAGTAGTAAAGGAAATGGATTTGCCATTAGAGTTAGCAGTCATACCATCCATAGTATATTCTGCAGCATCTAAGTTGTCAGTGTTTTCCAACTTCATACCATTAGCATCTACTTTAGTATTTGTACTTGTAGTACCATCGAAGAAGTGAACTTTATCCTTTCCAATGTAGGAATGTACATCATCAGTCACTTTACCAAAGCTAGCAGAATTCATATCTACTAAATCTTTGTTTACGTTCACTTTATATTCCTTACGGCCAAAGTTGTTATCTTCGGAAGTTACAGTAGTATTAGTACCATCAACAACTGTGTTGTGTTTTTGAGCTTCTAATGCTACGTCATATAGTTGGCTACCATTGATAGCATCTGTGGATGTAGCAGATACACGACCTGCTGCTACGTTTTGTAACTGACGTGTATAACTAGTTACTCCACCAGCACCGGCACGACCATTAGTACCGAAGCTTACAACAGAGTCTGGGTTAGAACCCGCATAAGTGGAATTACTGAAACGAATATCTGTTGTGTTATCCTTAATATTGGATGTACCAACAGCTAATTCTGTAACAGAATTGGTGCCGATTGCAACGCCATTTTGTACATCAGCAATTGTATTATTGCCGATGGCAAACGCATCAACTTGTGTAGCTTGAGCATGGGAACCAAGTACAGTTGCACCTTGCTCTTTAGTTTGAGAATTAGAACCAAAGATTAGCTGTTCCTTGGCGTTGTCCAACATTTTGTTGTTATAACCAAAAATAGCACTTTGATCAGCGTCAATAATACCATTGTTAGCACCTACTACTGTAGTATCATCACCATTTACAGTCGTATCACGACCAACAACGATAGAAGATACGCCTTTGGCACTTACATTTGTGCCAACGTTTACAGTTCCAACGCCATCTGCATGGATAGCGTTACCAATAGCTACTGAAGATTCGCCATTGGAAATTACCCCATTGCCAATAGCAATAGTGTCTTGAACCTTAGTTTCAACCCCATTGCCAATAGCAATAGTATTAAAGTCAGTAGCAACTCCGTTACCGATACCGATACTATTGCTAAGGTTATTAACAACATTGTTACCAATACCAACACTATTATTACTGTTGGTAGTAACCGCGGTACCGATGCCAACACTATCATTACTATTGGTAGTTACTACCATACCAATAGCTACATTGTTTTTAGAATTAGACTTAACTAATGAGCCAAGAGCAAGAGAATCTTTACCTTCTGCTGTAGTACCATAACCCATAGCAAGTGCGTTAGCGCCAGTAGCATAAGCACCATTACCAATAGCTACTGTATTAACACCATTAGTACGAGCTTGAGAACCAATGGCAAATGTATTATCTTTTAATGCTTGTGCACTAGAACCAATAGCTACACTGTTTCGACCTTTAGCTGTAGCATATTCGCCTCCAGCCAAGGAGTTTGTGCCAATAGCTTTATTTGAATTGCCGTATGCAACAGCATTATCAGCATTGATAGTATTGTTGTAGCCTGCTGCAAAAGCACTTGTAGCGCTAGCATTAATGGTATTTTGACGACCAACAGAATATGCGCCATGACCAGCATACACATCGTTGTATTCACTATTGCTGGATAAAGCATGACTAGGTGCATCACCAGGGGCATCAGTTGTAGGTACGACATATGCACTAGTAGTGCCGAATGCCATTGCGGAAATAATAGCTGCAGTTAATAGAGTTTTGTTTTTAATGTTTTTCATTTCTTCGTTTCTCCCTTTCAGAATATGAAATATATAATTAAAGAAAACCAAAATAGTTTTTCTTTAAAAACTAAATTATTTACCTAACTAATCTTATTCTTTTTCTCGAATTAAGTCTAAAATAGAGTTGCGTAGAATATCATAGTTGTTGCTTTCCAAATATTCTGCCAAGATATTCAATAGTTCGCTATTAATAATCTTTTCTCCAAGCTCAGTATCGCAGTTTCCTATCAATAAACTTTCTGCAGTTCTGATCATTTTAGCTGCCGCAATATCTTGTGTGGCTTGATCATGATACTCTTTAATAGTGTCAACATGAGCTTCTGATACTGATATTTCTTTCTTGTTGCTATTGTTATTCAATTTAACATTCTTCTTTTCTTCGGCCATTATTTATCCTCCTTATTCTTACTAAAGTTATAAGACTTACATTCTAACGGCTCTGAAGTTACTACTTTCATAGAATTGATATTAATAATATTATCTGCTATTAATACCTCTACAAAGTATGCCATCTTTGCATATGGCACGAATAGGCTGAATGTATCACCATCAACTTCTTTAGGATAGTTGTTTGGCAATCCTTTAAAGTCGTATTGGATTTCTTCTACTTTCTTTTTAGTCTCAATTGTAGTACCATCATCTTTGACTTGTTGGGATTCTGATCTCATAGTCACAAACGACATCCCTATTCGACTAACTTTGATGAATGATTCATCTTTAGAATCTTTTCCTCTAAACAGATTTTCTACAGGAATTTCAATAACTAAACCATCTTTTCCATCTAAAGCTAATTTTACCATAAAATGTGGGGTTCCAAATAATTCTTCTACCACTCTCAAGAATTCTGGATTTTCAATTAGCTTATTTACATCGAATTCAACAGTTTTCTTAATCTCGCCAATATTTCTTTTATCTGCATATGGGCGATAATAGTTATCTAAAGTTTCCTCTTCTTCATCTTTTGAGAAAAGTTCTATTACTGAATCGAATAATGACATGATTTCCCTCCTTTCTTTTCAAAAAATTTTATACTCTTCTAATTAAGAAATATATCTTTTATTCTAAATATACTTCTCACCTTTATAGTATATAATTATTTTATATTTTAAAATAAAAAAAAATAAAGCGAAGATGGAGTTAACCATCTTCGCTTCATAGTGTGTGATTAGCAATCAATATTAGAGTTTGTTGTGTTAGAAAGAAATATCTGATATAGGATTTGGAATAGTGTGAACTTTGTATGTATTGTAATAGATGATGAAATCCTATATCAGATTAAAAAAGATCAAGCTTCTTATATTAAGCTTGTTGTTGAGCAGCTGGTTGTTCTACTACATCTGGAGTAGGAACAGGAGCTACGTTAGGATTAGCGGCTGGAGCAGCTGCTACATTAGGATTTACCGCATAAGTTGGTTGAGCCGCATTAGCAGTGAAATCTTGTGGTGCCTCTACAGTACCAATTGGGTTTGGACTTGGGAAATTAGGCATTGGTTGATTAGGTACTTGCATACCACCAGCTTGTGGGAATGGTTGACCACCATATACAGGAGCTGTTGGAGCTGCATTGTACATCATAGCTGGATTACCGATACCAGCTTGGAAGTTATTTGGGTATAGACCACCGAAACCAGGTTGGTTAAAGATGTTACCCAAGATTTGGAATGCGTTAGTTTCGTCAGCAGGTTGTAATACACCATTAACGTTAGTGATTTTTTCAAATGCATTTTTAGCAATACCCCATAATTGTGGGATTTTGTTGAAGAATGCAATCATCATGTAGATATCGCGCATGCTGCTAGTTGGGTTAGGCAAGTATGTTTTAATGGATTGATACAAATCATTCATGTTCAAGCAGATTTGTTCAATGTCACCTTTAGCAGAGTTCAAATCGATCAAATTGAAATCGGAGTTACAAATTGGGCAGTGATAACGGCCGTCTGCCAATTTTTCCAATTTAATATTACCGTTTTGATCTTTGTGTGTGCAAAGTGCACGAAGATACTCATCGCGAGTGAGTTTTGTTTGGAATGCTTGAGGAGCTTTTTGGATCTCAGACATCTCTTCAGGACTCAACAATTGAGACATTGTTGGATTTTGAGGAGCATTGTTGCCGTAAGTCATTCCATTGAATTGTTGGCCATAGCCGTTGTTAAAGTTATACATTATTTTTCCCTCCTAGGATAAAAATGGAAAAAAGCGATACCCAGATGATATACCTCATAACGAGGTATATCAAATTGGTATCATTATTATAGTTTACAACCAAAAATTTGTTTAGATTAGTATTTTCGGATGCAACTAAATTACATTTGTTTATAAAAGTGTTATGGTCATACTAATTTTTTATTAGTAAGAAACTGGATGAACTGTTTTATCATATTCTTCCAAATCACTGAAGTTGCGTTTACCATCAGGACTGTTCTTATGTGCTTGATTGGAATAAGCATACATACGTTTTCTTTGAATAGCAATATCTGCATTTGTTTGTTCAAATAAACGATGTTTATTATATTCGATTTGATCTTGAGTCATATTTAAAGCAGCGGCAACAGCTTCAAATGCTTCTTCATTTAATTCACAACGAATATTTTGAATTTCGCCATAATCTACACAGATCATAGCAGCTGGAACCATGGACTTAGCACCAAAACTCATGCCAGCAGATGGAGAGTTATGAATAGTACTAGGATTCATTACTAGGAAATATACGAAATAGCCTTCAGCATCATTCCAAATTACATTTCCATTATGATAATCTATTACATTCAAACTGTTATCGCATACGACATGAGTAGGGAATTTCATTTTTTCAACAGAACCATCGCCGCGTCTTACTTCAGTCTCAGCTTTTTCACAAAGAGTTCTTAATTTTACAACGTCAACTGTTTCCAAGATTGAATACCTCGCTTTCTAAAAATTAGGTTTATTTGAATGTAAACCTAATTAAGAGATACGAATCCTTGGAGCAAAGTTTCCGTAATATTCTTAGAATCTTTTAATTTGTTTCTGTACTCTACTATTTCATCAAACATTTGTTTGAAATCTTCTTTGACCTCAAAACATGTAATAATCACTCCATCTATTGATACAGGAACTATAAAGTTCTTGTAAAAATATACCTTACATAATGGGCTCTTATCATTAGCTTTTTTACACATATGCTTCATGTAATAGAAGAAGGACGTGAATTTAGGATGACGGGGTATATCATAAAGACACAAGCCATATTTGATTATATTTCTTGCAAATTTATTACGTCCCTTCTTACTTCGAAGGTTTACCCTTTGTCTCATTCTTCTTACAGAGTGTTTTGATAGTGTAGTTCTATGAAATATCGAGCGATATCCATTCATTAGAAGAATACCGATTGGTACTTTCTATTGAATTGATTGTTTAACGTCATCCCTATGTTTCTAAGTTGAAGAAAATCGCCAGTCTGAACATAAGCAGAAATACCATTATGCATAAGCTGATACATAATCATCTTAGCAGTATATTCATTAATAACTTCATTAACCAATCCAAAGTCTCCAATTTGAGTATACAAGTTTGGACCTCCAGATTTTAAAGCTATTAGAAGTACATTGGTTTTTCTAATATCAAATGCAAGCATATCCAATGCATATTGCAGGATTCTTGTATCTGATTTTAACGCTTCTTCAAACTTCGGATTTGTTACAGATCCTCTAGCTATATCTCTAAATAAGAATTTGATGTTTCTTCTAATATGATCCATAGTAATGATTTCATTTCGATTACCACCATACATCTTATCCAAAAACATACTTTTATCTGTTTTCTTGTTTACAAATTGAGGTTTGATTTCTCTCATTTAATTTCACCTACTTTCTAATACTAATTTCTAATGAGCAGTACTATTTAGTTGGTGAGTTCATCTCTTTGTAATAATAGAGTTGAAGATCGCTTGGAGCCATGAAATTATCATCTTTATCTTGATTAGCATAATCTGTTACATACTCATCTAATTCTTCAACTGTTAACCCTTGATCTGGAAAATGTTTTTCTATTAGCATTCGTAAAAAAGAATAGATTGACACTTCACGACCTAATCCGAGATTACCACTCATGACGTAACTATTTAAGCAGTCATAATTCATGAATGATTGTAGAAGATATTGGAATACAGTCTCTCTACCTCTGAGAGCTAACCACTCACCTTCCTCTGTAGTATCACTACCAGCAAGAACGAATAACAACAAATATGGCTTGTCATCAATTATTACTTCTTCTCTAGTAGTGGGGTCAAATAGCTGTACTATTTGTTTCCGTTCTCTAAAAATCGGCATCTAGATTCCTCCTTATATGGTTAAATTAGAACTACACTACACTATTATAGTATACATTTGAAGTGTAGTTTAAAACAAAAAAAGAGGGTTATTACGACCCTCTTTTTCTTTATATTACTTTATAGTATAGATTGACCATTTAAAGATACAACAGATTTTCTTACAGGAATCATCATACGTCTAACAGGTAATACATATACGCAAGAGTTTCTAAATCTAGTAATTCCAGTATAATTTAGATTACGTTGGATATCCCTATGTAAGTGTTCTTCTAAATAAATTCCAGTAAAGTATTGAGATCCCTGAGATATATGTGTAGTGATTGCATAACCAAATTCAAACTTTTCTAATTTAGAACTGAATTTATTATTCATCATAGACTTCATTTCACGTCTCGTTCTATAATCAGATATAAAATATTTGAAATCACATTTTAATTTCTCAAATTTAATATCTGGAAACAGATCTGGAACAAAGTCCATCATAAAGCTCTTAGCCTCATAACCAGTAATAGAGGGATAGTTAGTAACTGTACCAGCTAAACCATTAGCTAGATTAATACCATCTATTCCAACTCTCCAGTTATTTTGTCTACATACTACCTTTTCTCCTATTATAGGAACTGGGCTTGACGTATTCAAAATATTGCGCCTAACATAACCATTGAATTGGTCTCTAGTCTTGTTGGTACCACAGATAATTGTCTTATAAGCTTTGATCATATTATCATTAAGATCGTCTTTTGATATAACCATTACATCTCCATAGTTTCCTATTCTAGGCTGTATGCCTTTTATAAGCATATTTGATATCTCTACAATAGCAGAATGTTTTGCTTGTCTCATAATCTTAGATAGTCTAAACACCTTACCATTATAGAGAAACCCTGGTTTATCCGCTACTGGTGGTAACTGATTGAGATCTCCACAAGCTAATATTTTAATACCATTTGTTTCCATCTCTTGTCTCATCTTCAATGGTATTGTAGAAGCTTCATCGACGCATATGAGTTTAATTTCATTAGGATCTAATGGAGAATACACGAATCTCTTAGTAGTATATTCTTTTCCCATAACTCCATCTTTTTCGCTCTTTACTTCTAATTTGTATAACCAAGAATGTGCAGTAGATGCATTATGAAACCCATTCAATCTCATAACAATAGCGGCAGATCCAACGTATGCCATAGGAGCCACTTGTTCTGGTCTTAATCCTAACTGATCTATGATGCAATGCATTACTGTAGATTTACCAGCACCAGCAGGAGCACTATATTGGAATACTAATTCTGATTCATGTTTATACCAATGAACAGCAGCTTTTATAAGGGCTTGCTGCTCATCAGTTAATTCAAAATCTATTCTCATTTTTTAACCTTTTCATTTTCAAGAGCTTCGAAATATTCCTTTTCGTAAGCATCATAGACTCCTAATATTTCTCTAACTGGGCCATTGGTCATAGCTTCTAATCTCATATAGGCTTCTAAATATTTAGTAGAATCTTTGTAATGCATATCTGTTTGGATCTTAGCCCCATTAGAATATAATAACGTCATATATCCATAAGTATCTACTTTTGGAGCTTGGTTTGGTTTAGCAGACATAATTTGAGCAGACACAATCTCTGGGTGAGACTTTTGTAAATATTGTTTTAATAACTCATCCATAATGATAGGATTATTATATGGATCAAATATTAAATCTTTCTTATGAAGAATACCTCTATTAGCGTGACGTAAGAATTTACCTCTTACCACGATATAATCTGGATTTTCAAAATCCTCTTCAGTATCTACAATATAACCCTCATGGTCTTCTTCCAAACCAGTGATTCTTAATACATCATTAATGAATCTTTCAGATAATTCTGGATTGGTACAAGTAGATGCTCTAAAATCTGTTAAAGAATTAATCTCTCCACCTAATACATTAACTTTTTTCTTTGCCATAATAAAATTTCCTTTCTTCAAATATATCTATTACTATTTTATCAAATACATTTTTAGATTTTACATCTCGACACTGTAATAATGAAAGAGGTGATAATTAATATGAGTACTCATAACGTAAACTCTAGTACAGAAATTGCTATTCTTTTAGATGATTATGTAAATAAATTCCATCCAGGAGAACAACTATTCAAGTTACAAATGACTGGTGGTATGCAAAATAATAGCCGTGCCTTATATAGAAATCAGGTATCTATTCCAAACCTTATGAATAAAGAAACTGATGGTTTAGATTTTGGAGAGGTTAGAAGAACTGCTGTAGTGAAACTAGCTCTTCCAAGAGAAGTTACAAGAACCTACCCTAAAAAATATATCCCAGTAGGTACTAGATTTATAGTCACCTTTTTAAGTGGGGATATTACTAAACCACAAATTATTGGAATAGAACAATAGGAGATACCGATGGCAATATACTATAATAGTGCTAGCCTAAGTATTACAGAAACTCATACTCTTAAAGAGTTTATAGATACTGGTAATGCTGCTAGTGATAATTCAGATTATAAATCTATCTCTTATTATGAAACAAGAGATGGGTTTGAATTCGTAGTAAAGAATCTATTAGATGATTATCTAACAGATCTAAAAGAGCAATGTATTTTGATTGAATTATCTCCTCAAGAGGTAAACAAGTACAAATACAATCCTAAGATGCTCTCATATAAAATCTATGGCTCTACTAAGTTATTCTACATCATTTTACGTTTGAATAATATTTGTAGTACCCATGAATTTACAATTCCAAATAAAACATTGTATTTATTACCTAAAGCTGCTTTGTCTAAAGCTTTGTCTATTATCTATAATAAAGAGTCTATGGCTATGAATACTTATAACCAGAAACATTCTAGAGATAAGATTATTACTCCAGTGAATAAGTTTGTTTCTAAATCTTATTCTTCTACAGCATCTATTGGTTCTTCTAGTACTTCTTCATCTTAAACAAAAAATAGTGGTATGGGATTATTCCCATACCACTATTTTAATGTGTTTGTTTGTTAAGATGAGGAGGTGGTACTAGTATTACAACCTCTTTCTTTTTATTTTTTGCAAATGGGGAAGACTCTTCATCATCTAATGAGAATTTAGGAGTCATCTCTATAAGCTTGGTATCTTTGATATTAGTCTCTGGTCTTTCAACCATAGTTTCTGTAGGCATAGATACACTAGTATCTTTTTTAGTAGTCTTTACTAATCCAGAACCAGAAGTCATATCAACAGACTTATTTAACGCCTCTAATCTCTTAGCAGGATTATTAATGGACACATGCTCTGTTGTACCAAATTTAGAAGTAACCTCTTCTATATCATTATTTATTAGAGACTCTCTAAATACTGCTTTTGGTTCAAATAGATCTTCTACTAATGCTACAGATTTAGGATAGAATGGTTGGAAGATAGAGTCTAATCTATGAGTAGTAGGGAGTTTATATCTATGCTTAGTCATTTTAATACCAAGATATCTATTGCCCTCTTTATCATATTCTGGAACAATAATAAAAGTACCATCAAGATTAGTATCGATCTTAATAGACTCACCAATATTCGCACGGCCTAGTTTCTTAATAGAATCTAGTTTATTAGCGTTTCTTCCCTCATCAATGATTTTCATTGCTTCCCGATTCAGCTGAGATGCTGTGATTACTGGGATTTTCTTAGAGATTGCAAATGTTTTAAAATCATTTACTACAGTACCTAAATCTTGGTAAACATCTTTTGTTCTTTCAGATGGTTTGATACGCATCATGTAGTCTTGTAAGAATGCTATAGTTTCAAAACCCTCATCCTCTAAGTCTTCTACTATCTTATACATATAAGACGTATCTACAGAGTTTACTGGTTTATATTTGATAACCAATTCAACAGCTCTTTTATTTTCTGGATCGAATTCAAATTGGCATTCTTTAAATTGATTTATTGCATCCTCTGCTGTAGCGCATGCTTCCATAGATTTGCCTTTAGTCATGATATGATATAAAGAACAAACGGTTTCTACTACTAAGTTTTCCATTGTTAGTAATACAATACATGGCTTTTTAGATTTGTCTTGTGTTATAAAATCTTGATTATATTTCCATAACTGATACATTATATTTTCTAAAGTAGTAGTTTTACCAGAACCAGATGCACCAAAGAATGAATAAACACGTTCTTTTTGGAACCCACCACCAAGCATAGCATTGAATCCCTGCATTCCAGTAACTAGTTTATATGATGGACTTGTCACATATTTATGAATATCTGGAACGCTTGTTTCTAACTGTGATAATCTGAATAACGTATCAGATGAATCTTTATTAATCTCATTACGTCTAAATACTGTTTGAATATCACTGATTCTAGATTTCAAATAATCAATCGTTTGATTCTTCTCCCTAAAATCTGCATTTTGATATCTATTGATAGCCTCTAATAATACATTAATATGCTCATCGACTTCAGTATTAGTCAACAGCATAGAGATATTACCCTCTATAGATATTACTTCATCATTTGATAATTCTCTACAGAGAGCTTGGTCTTTTTCTAGATTAGTTATATCCATAACAAGGTTAATATTAGATAGAATCATTTCTCTATCATTTAACCCTTTCATTCTGTTATCTAGAATTGCCTTTAAGAATCTTAACTTGATAGCACAGTTTTGATTCTTTATAAAATCTTCAGGATTGATCCTGACGATTAAACTATTAAG